TTTAATCATTAGGTTAGTTCATAGTGCGCTGTTTGTCCAAACGGTGCTTGTAATTCCTTGTTGCTGTTAGAGTGGATAATAAACACTGTATCGCAGTAATCTTCGTCGCCCCAACTGTTCCAAGCATACCCGTCTGTGAACATGATGAACTTCTTAGGCTCAATACCCTGCTCTTTCATGTACTTCCAATTTGCCATAAATTCAGTGCCACCGCCGCCTTTGATTTCGTAGCTAGTAAGATCTTCCCCACCATCTGCGCTAAAATCTGCTTCACCGTACACTTCGGTATCGAAGCACCAGACTTTGATCTTGTAATCCATGTACTCGTCCATGATGCCCTTGATTTCGCTTAAGAAATCACGTGCTTGACTTTCGCCGATTGATCCTGACATATCAAGTGCTACACAGATATCAATAGTTTCGTCAAAGTTCATGCCTGGCAGTATAGCGCCTGTCATCTGACCCTTCCTGGAAGGTCGAGCAAACGTAAAGTCGTTTCGGATAGTACTTTGGATTTGCTGACGTAGCAGCTCGCGCCAGTTCATCTTAGGCTCAGTAAGATCTTTGATCATACGAGCTACACCAGCTGGCACATTGCCTGCTCCAGCAGCCTGTGCTGCGCTTAGCATGTTCTCTTTGATGTCGTCGCGAATCTGACGCAGGTCTTCTTCTGAGTACTTTGGACGCTTCTTGCTGACCTTGTTGCCATTGCCGTCCTCGCCTTCTTCGCCTTCGTCTCCGTCACCTTCACTTTTCTCCCATTCGACGTGCTCATCCAGCATTTCGCCCAGTGCCTTCAATTGATCTTCGTCGTACTTTTCAAAAAGGTCGTCATACACTTCTTCTGAGGACCAACCTTCGTACTTGAAGTCCTGGTAGCAGTCTACAATCTTAGGCTTCTCGCCGATGCGATCTCGTACCAGCGTGTTGTTTACAATGTAGTCTGCTGCAATGTTATACAACTGATGATCACGCAGTTCGCGACGAGTAAGATGTCCAAATACGCAGTGCAGAATCTCGTGCGCAATAACGAACTCGATTTCTTTGTTGGACATTGCGTTGAAGAATTGCGTGTTGAAGTAGAGATTCTTGCCGTCAACAGCGGCAGTAGGAAGCCAGTCATCGGCAGCAAGAATACGCAAACGTGTTGCCATGTTGCCAAAGAATGGGTGACGTAGGAGCAAGCCGACCCGCGCTACGATGATACGATCAAAAACTTCGAATCGCATGTTTTTAAGTTGCTCGTCAGTAATATCTGGGTCGGGCTTCCATTGTGTCTTGCCCATGCTGTTGTCTGCTTTCTTGCTCATAATAACCTCTTTATCTAATTTGTTTATACAGTATAGCACTTATTTACTACACTGTCAACGCCAAAAGCACATTCCTTGACCGTCGTTTACTTTTTCTTTTTCTACGAACTGCAATGTCTTCTTTTCAAAGTTAAGTTTAAGTGTAAACCTATCACCGATACCATAGCTGCCTTTGCTGCCAGAGTCGGCCTCGATGGATGCTTTACTAGTGTCAAAAGTAGTTATCTCGCCTTCGTTAACGTCATATAGTCGTTTGACGTTCATTTTAGACTTTGAGACACTAAACCAGGTTTCGTTAAAGTTGTATTTGGTCGAGAGGTATTTGGTGAAGCGGTTTCTGTAGTACACATGGACAGTATTATCACTGTAGTCAGTCCGCTCTTGCACATCACCATATGGGTTGTAGGTTGCATCTTCAGTACATGCAAACGAACCCATGTAGGTGTATACTTGTTCGTGTGAACCAACAAACGGAACGCCAATCTCTATAGCTGTACTGGTAGCAGTCTTAGGTGCGTTGTTAATCGTAAACGTCTCTTTAAACTTTTGGAACGACCCTGCTGTAGGAACAAAGTAATAGTTGCTGCCAGCAAATCGGAACGACATAGGAGCATTAAACTCTCCGTTAGCGATTCCGTCGGCCATAACACTTTCGATTAGTCCGTCTACTCGAAAGTCGAACTCAAAGTAGCAATCTTTCTCTTTACAGTAAACAACCGCTTGAGGAACCTTTGCGCTTTGTCCTCGACTGTCGATAGAATTAATTACCTCACACTCTGTGAACAGATTAGGCATAGTTATAAACCCACAATCGTATGTATTGCCGTAATAGCTTTCAGCCCACGATACAGCCGGACCGCTATCGTGATGTTCAAGTTTAGGCCACGATGTGTACTTGGGTTTGTTGTTGTGAAGACCAGCATTGCCGTTCTTGGGCATGCGATAGTAGAAAACAACGTTATTACAGTTCTTTGTCATGCAATCACCTTTCAAAAAAAATAGCGCAGGTCTTACGCTGCGCTAATCTTGTGTCTATACGCCTTGAGCAGCTTTAATGTACTTACCATAGCGTTCGTGGAATTCATCAAAACACGCAACAGCGTCTGGATCAATTGGCAAGCTGTATTGTGTCAGTGCCAATTTAATACCCATAACAACCAACTCGGTATCAAAGTTGTCCATTGAAAACCGCAGGAAGTTGTTAACTTTGTTGTCGAACTTTTTATCGTTCTTGTCGCATGCTTCTTTGAGCTCGTAACACATAGCAACAGTCAAAGAGTACATTGCGCTGATTTCGCGTGTCTCCATTTCTTTGACCTTACCTGCCAAGATGTCAGTTGGGTTAGGCATGCTTGCAGCAACACGTCGGTGTGCCATAAACTTCACAGCAAGGCCTTCGCCGATTGAACCACTAACCAAGTCTGTAGTAGTAGCGTCATCAATGTCGTCATCGATCAACTCGCTTACAAAGGTCCAACTACGTGGAGTAGCAAATGAACGGCTCGGTGACTTTGGATCAAAGTCGTAAAGGTCTTTCTTGGCAAAAGTAACGTAGCCTACAACATCCTTGTGGATCTTGTTGTTAACAGCCCATTGGAACCAGTCGTTAAAGTCAACCTTCATTTCCAAGTGAACAAATCGGTTAGCCAACGGAGCCGGCATACGATAGGTTACACCTTTATCGCTTTCACGGTTGCCCGCAGCAACAATCATCACGTTGTCTGGTAGCTCGTAAGTACCTACCTTGCGGTTAAGGATTAGCTGATACGCTGCCGCTTGTACTGCTGGAGCAGCACTGTTCATCTCGTCTAGGAACAGGATGATATTCTCGTACTTTGCTCCCATTGCCTCGTCTGGCAATTCGCTAGGTGCACCCCATACCATTTTCTTCTGCTCAGGATCGTAATACGGAATGCCTTTAATGTCAGTTGGATCCCAAAGGCTCAGACGAATGTCAATAACCTTTGCGTTGATCTGACCAGCAATCTGCTCTACAATTTCACTTTTGCCAATGCCCGGCGGACCCCACAAAAAGATAGGACGCTTTTTCCGGATAGCGTGCAAGATGCTGCGTTTTGCACCGTTGGGACTGACTGTACGTGCTTGAGTTTCTGCTTGAGCCACTGTGTAATACCTCTGTCGTTTATAAATTCGGGTTAGTTTTTTCTACGTTTTATTTAACGTGTGTATACATAATAGCATCATTAGTAGGAATGTCAACACTTTTTCTTAAAAAAATTAACTTTCTTTTTTTGACTGGTTCATTGCTTTTATCATTCCGTACTTGCGTATATTACCTGAAAACAAAGTGAGCTCTACGGCTTTTCGTTCGTTCGTCACAATAACCCCTTTGTTGGTAAGATAGTACGGACAGTCAATAAAGTGATCTAGAAAGATTATTACTTGAGTAGTAGTGACCATGTCGGGCGGGTACGGTATGTTGTATGTCCGCAATCCGATCTCTGATAACACGTCCATTCCTTGTTCAGTTAGCCGCAGCCCACCAGTTTCTTTGTTTCGCGTGTTTTGCCACCATACGGATATGTGTTCTTTAACGCTAAGCTCGTTCGCACTCTTGCCTAACGCTGTCAAGAACATCTTTGTATACAACTCTTTCCAGTTCATTCTTGTACCTTCTCGCTCGATGCTAGCTTGTGTACAGAGAAGTCACAGCATCTAAACAACTCATTTAGTTTTTTTGCAAGATTAAGGGCATGCCCGGGGTTTGAAAAGCTGGTCTTTTTGTATTTTGGTCCGGGATAGTTTGTGAGGGCGTTTGAGCTTTTTAAATTAAAAGGCCGGTCCTGATAAAACACGGCCCAAATTGCTTCTGCTTCGAGTATTTGCTCTGAGCGGTATGTCTTGTTGTTTATATCTTCGAGTATGACTGTTGGTTTAGGTCGTGACATATACGTAATTCCTTATTAACTACATATATTTAGCGTATTAGTAATATCTGCGCAGTTTACTTCCAGCCTGTTCCGCCGTCTACTTGCACTTGCAATACAGAACTGTCGCTGTCTTTACTTTCTGCAACTAGTTTCTCGAGATCGCCGTTGAGCCGTGCCATTACTGCTCCTAGTGTAAACGCAAGATTTTTTGCCTGTGTTATGTCCATCCTTACTTCTTTTGCTCGGCTATTATCAGCAGATTTGACCTGCTGCATAAACTGCTGTATGGGCATAGTATTTAACGGCTCAACTGTTGGCACGGCTTAGCTCTTCCTTCATTTCAAACTCTGTCTTAAACGGTCCTTTTGTTTGATACTGTTCGACGGTTTTTAGCTTAGGACAAAAACTACGCACCCATCCTTTGTTGAACTTTATGATATGATACCCCGCGCAATACATACTTTTAGACTTTTCGCTTTTTGTAAATAGCGGTAAGCGGCGTTTAACATCATAAATGCTGTTATACGGCGCAACACTGGTCGGATACCCGTATGCTTCGAGTTTTGTATCTACTACCTTTTCAGTTGAACTAGATTTATCACTCCACGTAATGTTAAAACCGAATTTCTTTTTAATCTGCTGAGTGTTGTCAAAGTAACATGTTTCTACTTTGTTGCTAAACATGTATCGATCGTCGTTTAAGCTTAGCGTACCGATTCGGTCTCCGTTTTCTTCAACAATCCAAAACTTGTCTTTAATAATCATTTTAACTTTTGTTGTCATTAATTAATCCACTCCTCGTCTGCTTCTTCGTCCTCTACATAGAAAATATCACCGTGTAGCCCGCAGACTATTTGATTGTTCTTTCCTACTACTACATAATGCCCGGGCATATTTTTAATTTCAGACAATATAGTGCATATCTTCCACTTCTCTTTTCCGTTGAATCCTAGCGTCGCAAAGTAGTTCTTTTGATATTGCGTCTCGTAATCATCGACATTAAGAAAAACCGATACAGCAATTCCATTAGCTGCTGCTTTTACTAGTTCAATCTGATCTTCGAACGGCAATAGTTTCATTTTATGTACCTTGCATTTAATGCAGTTGCATAGGACTGTGCTTGGTCTGCAATTCGCTGCATGTCCCATTTAGCGCAAAACTTCATTAGTCGCATTCCTACTTGTGTGACTTCTTTAGTTTCAATATTGTCAATAGTCTCATTAATCATAGCACGTATGTCTGCTGGTTGTGCTGATAAATCACACAATATTACATTGCGATTGTAGTCATCGAGTACTCTATGCTCAACCTTTTCATGATCAGTCCAGCGTTGCAACATTAAATTGTTCCAATTATACCCTTTTAAGTTCTTGTCGTTAAAGGCGTCCATTAAGCCGACTCTATTCTTAGTACCCTTTTTAGGCGCGCCTGGGTATGCTGAAAACACATTGTCGCTAGTATCACCTCGCATACACTTTTCAAACAACTGCCACTCAGGATGCGGGGCAGGCTTCGGCTCTTTAGTCTTCTTCTCAATTATTTCCTTGCCTTTCTCGTCAAAGTAGCCTTCGTGTGTAATAGTCATGTTAGCCACACCGTTGTACTGACGCACGTTGGGTGCAATCAACTGAGCAAAGTCACCGTCTGTACTAATGACAATGTGAAAGTCGTCTGGATGAAGCTGAATAAACCCTGCTATAAGGTCGTCTGCTTCAAGATTAGGGTGGCGGATAGCAGTGCAGTTAGTCTTCTCTTTAATGAAGTTAGTAAACTCTTCGTAAATTTCCCAAAATGCAGTATCTTCGTCCTCTTCGTGCGCAGTCATTGCCTTGCGCACCTCTGCTCTGTTGCGTTTATAAGGAGCATAGAAGTCCTTGCGCCAGCTTCGACCTTCTAAACAGAAAATAACATGATCTGCGTTAAAGTCAGTCCACGCTTTCTTTACAGAGTTTAGAGTAATGTGCAGCGCCATGCCGACTTTTGTGTCAATGTCGCCGCGGACGACGTGCCTTGCTCTGAAAAAAGTATTCGCTGTATCGACTAGTATGTAAGTCTTATTCATATATGTCCTATTGTTGCTGCATTTTATAGAGTATAACACATACGTTGCTGGGTGTCAACTCCATTTCATAATTAGTCCTTTTTGGTGTTATCGAGCTCGTCGTTCTTAAGCCAAGGAAAATTGTTTACAAAAAGTTCAGGCCGAGTTAATACAAACCACCACAGCCTGATGTGGTTAATTCTATTGCTAGTGTCCATAGGCAGCCTCTTGGTACGAGCAAATTGTACTAATGTTAGCAGGCCAATTGCAGTAGCAAAGATACCGCTAACTGTCATTAGTGCTAACAAGACCTTTAGTAAAAATAGTAATATAACCGTCATGATACTTCTGACTTATTTTTACTGATAGGCACCACGTTGATGTAGCCAGATCCTCGATCAGTGTCTAGACCGTCTTCTTGCAGCATATTAAAGATAACATCACGGAACCATCGGTCTACAATCTCTTCCTCTGGGTCAGCTTCGAGACCGTAGCCTTCTTCTCGTAAACGTTCAATAAAGTACGAATTCCAGTCAAGCTCAAAGAAACCGTTTCTAACATTGTCTTTATTTACGTGTGTGTCTAATACCTGCACCCATTCTTCGCCTTTTTCAGTTGCTTGTGCTTTTGGATCCAGTGCATTAAAAGCAGCCTTTTTAT